CTGCCAGCATTCCAAAGGATCGGTTCTTGAAAACCGACCTGATTTCGCCTATGATGAAGCCTGACTCGAAGGGAACCATTTTCCTAGAGTCGAAAAAGGACATGAAAGCACGCGGACTGGCCTCACCCGACGCGGCAGACGCTATCTGCGTGACTTTTGCGTTCCCTGTGGCTCACAGGGAGTATACTGAGCCCAAACGCCGCGTCATGAGTGACCGCGGCATGGTGTCAACTGGATGGATGAGCGCATGACCCTAAAAGCACTAAAAGACTGTGTAATCATCGAGCGAGATGTTGAGAAACACGCTCTTTTCATCCTGCCGCCAGGCGATCCTATGGAGACTGGCGTGGCCATCGCTATCGGACCTGACTGCAAAGAGATTAAAGTCGGCGATCAACTGTATTTTGGCGTTGGCCAAGAGTTTACACATGAGCGCAAAGATTACGTCGTCATGCGTGAGCCACACATAACTGGAGTCTTCTATGGCTGATCCAACCGGCATGGTCGCCGCGGCTAACGTAGCTGCTGGCGGCAAACCTCTCAAATCTGACTCTGACATCCTGACGGTCGCGCGCTCGCGGCTGGACATGGCCGTAGCCTCTCTGGCCGAGAGTCGCGAAGATGAGATGGACGACCTGCGCTTCTACGCTGGCTCGCCTGACAACCACTGGCAATGGCCCGCAGACGTTTTGGCCACCCGCGGTGCGGTGCAAGGACAGACCATCAACGCGCGGCCCACGCTAACCATCAACAAACTGCCGCAACACGTCCGTCAAGTCACGAACGACATGCGTCAGAACCGCCCAGGCGCTAAGGTCATTCCCGTGGATGACAACGCCGACGTGCAGGTGGCTGAGGTGTTCAACGGCATGATCAGGCACATTGAGTACATCTCGGATGCGGACGTGGCGTACGACACAGCGTGCGAGAACCAAGTCGCCTACGGCGAAGGCTACATCCGCATTCTGACTGAGTACTGCGACCCGAACACGTTCGACCAAGACATCAAGATTGGCCGTGTGCGCAACTCGTTCTCGGTCTACATGGACCCGTTGATTCAAGACCCAACTGGCGCAGATGCCAAGTGGTGCTTCATTACTGAGGACGTGACCAAGGCTGAGTACGAGCGCATGTACCCCAACGCTGCACCCATCTCGACGTTGCAGTCGCTGGGCGTGGGCGACCAGTCCATCAGCAATTGGCTGAACGAGGACACGGTCCGCATTGCTGACTACTATTACATCGACTATGAGAAGGCTACGTTGCACCTGTACCCAGGCAACATTACGGCTTTTGAAGGCACGATTGAAGACAAGCAGCTCAAGGCTATCTACGGCAAACCTAAGAACAAGCGCATTGTTGACAACCCCAAGGTCAAATACTGCAAGATCAACGGCTACGAAATCCTTGAAGAGGCCGAGTGGGCTGGCAAGTGGATTCCGGTGATTCGCATCGTGGGCAATGAGTTTGAAGTTGACGGTCGCTTGTACGTGTCGGGCTTGGTGCGTAACGCCAAGGACGCCCAGCGCATGTACAACTACTGGGTCAGCCAAGAAGCAGAGATGCTGGCACTGGCGCCCAAGGCTCCGTTTATTGGCTACGGCGGCCAGTTCGAGGGCTACGAAGACAAATGGAAGACAGCCAACACCAACAATTGGCCATATCTTGAGGTAAACCCTGATGTGACCGATGGTGCTGGCAATATGTTGCCACTGCCCGCCCGCGCGCAGCCACCGATGGCATCATCTGGCTTGCTACAGGCTAAATCTGGTGCGTCGGAAGACATTAAGTCCACAACTGGCCAATACAACGCATCTTTGGGCATGGGGTCTAATGAGCGCTCGGGCAAGGCCATCTTGGCGCGCCAAAAAGAGGGCGACGTGGGCACGTACCACTACGGTGACAACTTGGCTCGCGGCGTGCGCCACATCGCCCGCCAGTTGGTCGATCTGATCCCCAAAATCTACGACACACAGCGCATCGCGCGTGTGATCGGCGAGGATGGCGAAACTAAGATGGCCAAGATTAACCCCGAGCAGCAAGAGCCCGTGAAAGAGATTGTAGACGAGCAGGGTGTTGTCATCGAGAAGATTTACAACCCAGGCGTCGGCAAGTATGACGTGGTGGCCACCACCGGCCCAGGCTACGCAACCAAGCGCCAAGAGGCACTGGAAGCTATGGCTCAGCTGTTGCAGGGTAACCCCCAGCTGTGGACTGTGGCTGGCGACTTGTTCGTCAAGAACATGGATTGGCCAGGCGCGCAGGAGATGTCTAAGCGCTTCCGCAAGACCATCGACCCAAGCATCTTGGCTGACGACGACAAGTCACCTGAATTGCAGGCTGCTGAGCAACAAATCCAAGCCATGGGCGCGGAGATGGAAAACATGCACCAGATGATTCAAAACGTGGGCAAGTCCATTGAAGTGCAAGAGCAACGCCGCAAAGATTACGAAGCTGAGATCAAGGCATACCAAGCTGAAACACAGCGGATTACCGCTACGCAGGCAGGCATGAACGAGCAGCAGATTCAAGACATCGCTATGGGCGTGGTGGCTGCTGCAATGGAGTCTAATAACCAAATTGGTGGCATTCCTGAGATGCCTATGCAAGATATGGGGATGCCACAATGAACGCCGCACAACTAATGGGTTTGCTGTTTTTGGGCCGCAATGTGGCCCATTCAGTGCACCTTAACACCCGCAGTTACTCAAAGCACAAAGCGCTTGGTCATTTCTATGAAGATGTGATTGAGTTTGCCGATAAGTTTGCTGAAGCCTACCAAGGCCGTCATGGCCTGATCGGGCCAATCGCTATTCCAGCAGCCAAAAAAACGACCAACATCATTGAGTTCTTGCAAGATCAACTTGCAGAGATTGAAAAAGGCCGTTACGAAATATGCGAGAAAACAGATACTCCGATTCAAAACATCATTGATGAAATCGTTGGTCTGTATCTCAGCACGCTGTACAAACTACGCTTCTTGGCATAAGGATTATCATGGCAACCTATAACAAATTTCAACCAGCAATTGAGAGCCTGTTTGAAAATATCAATTCTGGCTCAGACTCATGGGTGATCAAGTTAGCCACGGCGGTAAACCAAGCGGCTGGCACGATCACGGAAGTTGCAAACGGTAACGGCTACACCACTGGCGGCAATGCGGCTAGTACAACTAGCGCCTCGCAAACTGGCGGTACGTTTACGTTGGTGTTGGCAAGCCCCACTGCTTGGACAGCTTCAGGCGCGGGGTTTACGTTTCAGTACGCAATTTTGACCGACTCAACGACTAGCACAAACGTGGCTTATTGGGATTACGGCTCAAGCCAAGCTGTAGCGGCAGGCGAAACAGTTACTGTAACTTTAGATGGCACTAACGGTGTCTTCCAAGCAACATGAAGATTGATTTCTCTTTTGATACACAGTACGGCAAGTTTGCTGATGCCTTGCATTTGCCTGATAACCACACACTAACAGACGCTGAGATTGAAGCGATGAAGCAACAACGTCTAGACAACTGGATTGCTGTAATAACTGCCCCTCCATCTGAGGAGGTCTAATGGCTGATCGTTATTGGGTTGGTGGCACAGGCTCTTGGAGTTCAACAAACACTGCCAACTGGTCTGACACATCTGGCGGCGCTGGTGGATTTTCCGTTCCCACTGCCGCAGATAACGTATTCTTTGATGTCAACTCAAACGTAGGCACAGGTTCGTTCACAGTAACGATGGCTAACACGCCTCGCGTGTGTAATGACTTCACAGCGTCAGGTCTTGATGGAACGATGACGCTTGCTGGCTCAAACATTGGTTTGACTGTTAGCGGGTCTTTGTCGTTCCCCGCAACAAACTTTACCCGTACTTACACAGGCACAACAACATTTAATGCTACAACAACGGGTAAAACAATTACAACTAATGGTGTTGCTCTTGCAACGGTTGATTTTAATGGCGTTGGTGGTGGTTGGACTCTTGGCAGCGCTTTAAGTTGCGGGGCAATTACAGTTACAAACGGAACATTTGATACATCATCTTCTGGAAACTATGCAATAACTGCTAGTTCTTTATCTTCCAGCAATTCAAACGCAAGAACAATAAATTTAAATGCTTCGTTAGTTCAAACAGCTTTAAGCTCTTCAATTAATTTTTCAACCTCAACAAATCTTACATTTAACGCTGGTACATCTTCAATAACTGTTGCAAGTTCACTAGCAAACTTTTCTGGAGGCGGTCAAACTTTTTACAACGTATCTTTTACATCAACAGCATTATCAACGCCATCAATTACAGGCGCAAACACATTTAACAATTTAACGGTTACAGGTCGAACAAGTGTTGGTATTGGTGTGTTAAGTCTTAGCGCAAATCAAACAGTCAACGGAACATTTACAGTTAACGCAGGTACTGCTTCGGCGTACCGCACAATGATTGCCTCTGACGTTATTGGCACTCCACGAACCTTAACTTGTGCGGCAGAATCATTAACTGATGTTGACTTTAGAGACATTATTGCCGCTGGCGCTGGAAGCCCTTTTACAGGTACTCGTTTAGGCGACTGCAAAGGTAACAGCAACATTACCTTTCCTACCGCTAAAACTGTTTACTTTGGACGAGTTGGTTCTGGTAATTGGGGTTCATCACTTACTGGCGGCGCTTGGTCTGCAACATCAGGTGGTTCATTAGACGCAACTCAGTTCCCATTGGCACAAGATACTGCTGTATTCCCTGCTGCGACATATCCTGCGTCTGGTTCAACAATAACCATCAACGCCAACTACAACATTGGCACAATAGATATGTCATTGAGAACGTCAGACACTATGACGTTGGCGACAGGAACGACTAACCCAGCCATATATGGTAATTGGATCAACGGAACTGGCATTACCTTATCAGGTACAAACACAATTACATTTGCAGGTCGCATAACACAACAAATCACAAGTGCTGGTAGAGCGTTTACTCAAGACCTTACATTTAATAGTCCATCAGGAACTATTCAGTTACAGGATGCGTTAACAACTGCCACCGCCAGAACAACAACACTAACTCAAGGCACATTAGACCTTCAGTCGTACACATTAAGCACTGGTTTATTTAGTTCTAGCAACTCAAACACTAGAACAATCGCTTTTGGTACAGGAAATATTACTTGTACTGGCACAGGTACTGCGTGGACTACAGCAACAGCTACAAACTTAACCACAACAGGAACTCAAGTAGTTAACGTCACAAGTACAGGCTCTACTGCTATTACTGTAAACGCAGGATCATTGTCGGAAGCAAACTCTATCAGTTACAACTTTACTGGTGGAACTTATGCGTTGACGTTTTTGTCGGTTGGTAATAATTCAGCTAGAAATATTGACTTTACAGGCTATGCTGGCAATTGGAATAGTACAAGTGGAGTAAACGTATTCATTTACGGAGATTTAAAATTATCTTCAGGAATGACTCTTACTGCTGGAACAGGTTCATGGACATTTGCTGCTACTAGCGGAATAAAGAGCATAACAACAAACGGCAAAACTATAGATAGGCCAATTGTCTTTAGTGGCGCTGGCGGCACATGGAACCTTGAAGATGCTTTTACAATGGGTTCTACAAGAACCGCTACATTGACCAATGGCACTTTGGACTTGAACGGTAAAACGATGACCGTTGGCACTCGCTTCTCAACGTCCATAGGAACAAAAAACCTAACCTTTAACGGCGGCACTTTAGTTTGTCCTGACCCAAACACAACGTCATTTTACAACGTATTTCCCACAAATTTCACAACTACAGCAGGAACTGGCACAGGCACGATCTCCATGACTGCCGCTACTGCCAAGACCTTTGTAGGCGGTGGTTCCACATATAACTGCACGTTAAATCAAGGCGGTATTGGTACGCTAACGGTTTCAGGTAACAACACCTTTAGTAACTTAACCAACACGGTAAACCTTACAACCGTATTGTTCACAGGCGGTACGACCAATATTTTTACCAACTTTAACTTAACAGGCGTTTTACTTAATCTTGTTACGTTAGGGTCAACTAACACCACCCAAGCAACCTTACAAAAAGGCTCTACTTGGTTCATGGGTGCTAACTCAACCAATGGTGGTAACAACACAGGATTGACGTTTACCGCTGGTGGTGGCATTGACTATTTGAACGTCAGCTACATCAACGGTACTGTGGTTGGTACGGGCTACACAATCTCGGCAGACAACGGAACCTATGCTGTAACAGGTCAATCTGCTACACTTTTACGAAGCAAGGTCTTGTCTGGAGACTACGGGCTGTATACTTTGGCGGGTCAGGATGCGTCAATTAGACGAACTAGACTTTTTGAGGCCAATACAGGACAATACGCCCTAACTGGACAAGATGCAATCATCACTTTAGGCGGTTCGCCCATTGTTGTTGATGAACAATTGTTGATCAAACTTCGGTCATTCACCGAAAGAAGGAGATTTTAATGGCTATCAACCTAAAAGCAATTACCTCTACGATGGGGTATCAGCAGATCACCAGCTTGAGTTCTTCAACTGCGCTGACTGTCCCACAAAAAGATTTAAATGGTTTGGCGGGCACCCCCCGAATCGCAATCATTACGCCCGAAGCACAAGCCGTGCGCTGGCGCGATGACGGTGTGGCGCCCACCACGTCGGTTGGTATGCCTTTGGCTGCTGGTGTCACTTTGCAGTATGACGGTGACTTGTCGCAAATTCGCTTTATTGAGCAAACAGCAGGCGCAAAGCTCAACATCACTTACTACTCATAAGAGGCCAACATGAACATCTCTAACGACACGCCAGCATTGAACTACGTCGAGTATTTCACCAAGCAGCTCCCCGTTGACTTAGCCAACATGGCGGCTTTGCGCGATGAGTTGGCCGTGCGCCAAGGCGCGCTGTCCGCTGCCCAAAATGCTTTGGCTGATCGCGACGCTGCTGCTGCTGAACTCAAGGCAGCCCGCGACGAAGCCGCTGCTATCTTGGCAGATGCCAAGGCCGAGAACGACGCGTCTAAAGTCAAAGCCGCAGAACTTAAAGTTCGTGAAAAAACATTGGACGAACAGACCAAAGCATTCGGTGTTTCTAGTGCTGAGCGCGAAGCCAGTTTGGCCAGCCGCGAAAAAGCCGCTGACGCGCGCGACGCGGTGCTAGAACAAACCCAAGCTAACTTGGCCGCTTTGTCAGCCAAGCTGGCCGCAGATCAAACCGCCCTTGATGCGCGCGTTAAAACTTTCCAAGACAAAGTCGCCGCATTAAGTGCATAATGCACAAAAACTGTACTGGTGCAGCACACCAGGGAATCTTAGGATTCAAAAATGACTGAAGAAGTCCAAAACCTAGCGGAAGTTGACTCCGCGCCAGCTCCTGAAGTGACGGCCACCACAGAGACTGTTGAAAATACGCCGGTAGTCGCTGATGAAAGCAACGAACAGCCAGTAGAGGAAAAAAAGTACTCGCAAGCTGAAATCGATGCAATGATCGGCAAACGCCTCGCAAGAGAGCAACGTAAGTGGGAACGTGAACAAGCGCAACGAGGTGCTGAAAAGCAAATCGTGCCAAGCGAAATTCCAACGCCAGACCAGTTCCAGTCGCCTAATGATTACGCGGAGTTCATCCGCGCAGAAGCCGACAAGCTAGTCCAGCAACGTGAAGCCGCAAAGCAACAGTCGCAAGTTCTAGAGAGCTATCAAGAGCGTGAAGAGCAGGCTCGGGATAAATACGATGACTTTGAACAAGTCGCGTACAACCCTAACCTACCGATCACAAACGTGATGGCAGAGACGATCCAGCATTCTGAAATTGGTCCTGAGTTAGCTTGGGTTTGTTCTTGCTGAATCTCACGGTTATCAGCAACTTTTTCACGGTTAGTCAATTCAGTTTCCCGCGCGGTGCTGGCTGCGTTAAATGCTGTAGTCTGCGCTTCCAAGGCTTTTTCACGGGCTTTAAGCTCCGCGGCTTTAGTTTTAGATGCAGCGTTTTCTGCGTTAGCGTCAGCTAAAAGTGCAGCCGCTTCGTCTTTTGCAGCTTTTAATTCAGCAGCAGCCGCGGCACGGTCGGCCAACGCATTTTGAGCGGCTGACAAAGCGCCTTGGCGTTGAGCCAACTCGGCCTGCAAATTGACTAATTGTGTCAACTCTCCAGGTAACTGATTCTGGATGTATTGGATCAGATTTGTGTGGTTCATTGAACCACCATCACCATAAAAGTCCATGATAAGTCCTTATGAGTAGTATGTGATGTTGAGCTTTGCGCTTGCAGTTTGCTCAATAAATCGAATCTGCGAAAGGTCGCCGTCATACTGCAAAGTCACGCCAGCAGCCAATGGCATACCAACCGATGCAGTAGGGGCCACACCGTCATCGCGCCAGCGCACGCCTTGTGTCTCGGGCGTGATGATCGCAATGCGAGGAGTACCGGCCAAACCGCTCAAATCTTTTTGCGGGACAGTCAGTGCAGTAGATGCGCTCAAGCTGGTTATCTGCTGATAACCCATTGTTGACGTAACTGCTTTTAAGTTAATAGCCATCAAAATCTCCTTCGTTCGGTGAATGACCGAATTTTAACTACCAATTCGTCTAAGTATGCCTCAATAGCTTCAAAAAATCCACCACTGAAGAAAGAACCTTCAAAAAAAGGACCGCCGCTCATACGTCTTCAGCACCTTGGTACACAGTCAGAGTCTTCAATACGGAATACATAGCTGGGATCAAGTCGCCTTGCAGGTCTTCCATGTTGATGTAGTGGGCGTGTTGAGCAACTGAAGGCCAGCCTTGTTGACGAGCAGCCTCAGTAGCGTGAACCTCTACTTGCACTTGGATTTGATCTTTTGTGCCAAAAAAGTTGGTGATGCGGGCGTAGGCTTGAGTCTCAGGCTGTCCGTTCGTGTTGTTGATTGCTGTGATTTTGAGTGCCATGTTTACTCCTTAATAGGTCATCTCTGTGGTTTCGATCTTACAAACCCAACGAATTGTCGTAGCGGCTTGTCCTGTAGCTGTAATCTTTAAACCGCCGTTGGTAGTATCTGCTGCGGCTGCGATAGTCCATGTAACTGCGCCAGCGTCAGCGTACATAGATGCTACTGTAACGCCTACACCTGTCGTAGAAGCAGCGTTAGCGCCTCGTTTGATGACACCTTCGATTGTCCAGCCTTTAGTGTTTCCACCACCAGTTACACCAGCAACCACTTCACCTTTAAAGAAATAGGCTGAGTTGTTGGGTAGGATTACTTGGTTGGTTGTTGTAGCAGCGGATGTGTTTGAACGTAATACTGTTGCCGTTGCGTCCGTAGTTTGAACAGCAAGAACAAGTAAACCACCTTGAGAAACGCCTTGGGCAGCGGCAATAGGGTTGTTATGTGCTGGAAAGACAGCTAAACCTTCTACAGAACGAGTTATTCCATTAGCGCCGCCAGCAATCACGCAACTACTAGCATTGGCTGTATTGCTAGAACCGCCGCCAATAAAACCAGCATTACCTGATTGAAAATTGCTACTTCCACCAACAACCGTACCAGCAAAACCACTAGCATTATTTAAATAACCAGCACCGACAAAAGTAGCTGTTCCACCTGCTGTATTACCAGCAAAACCACTACCATAACTACCTCCTCCTCCAATAAAAGAAGAAAGTCCAGATGCTACGTTTTGTATCCCGCCGCCCACAACAGACCAATCGCCACTTGCCCGATTTCGGTTAGAAGCAGTACCAGCGTCACCACCACCACCGATAAACGAATAGCTACCTGTGGCTTGGTTGTTACCACCACCTACGACTACTCCGTGGGGTGTGAAAAACGATAGGG